AAGAACGGTGGGAAGAACGGTGGGAAGAACGGTGGGAAGAACGGTGGTGTTACTGCGGAAGTTGTGGCACCGCCTGCGTATACCCAAGCACTTATTAAAGATTGTCCAGTCTGAGTGTTAAGACTATTTCTAGATCTAACATAGTAATATCTCGTAGTGTTTGCGGAAAGTCCAGTATTGGGATAGGATGTTGTTGTGATTCCAGGATAATCTGCAGTTACCGTTGAAGCTGGTGCTGGTGTTGCGCTTGATTGCCACCAAATTTCATATGTTTCTACATTGTTTTTATGCAATGTTGCACTCGGGGTGTCTACTGGTGCAGCCCAAGATATATCTATTTCAGAACTAGATGCTGCTGTAACTGACAACGGAGATGCTGGTTGATCTGGAGTACCAGCGTATCCCCAGTTAGCTACTGTTCCAGTTTGTCCAGTTCCGTTTGAATATCTTGTTGATCCAGGATTGTTTCCTGAAGCGTTTGAAGATGTTGCTGACATGTAATAATAACCGTTTTTTGGAAGATAGTATATTCCAGATGAACTACTAAATGTACCAGAATCATAAGATGTATAGGTATTAAAGTTTCCACGACCACTAATACCAGTACCATTTGAACTATAAAATATGGTATAGCTTATCGAAGTAGCACCAGTGGAAGTTACATATATATAACCTTGTGCAGATGCACTTCCACTAGAAAATATAAATGTTGGGTCTGACGGTGCGGGAGTGCTATATGTAAAGTTTATATATCCAGTTGATCCAGTAGAAGTTTTAATTGATGGGGATGTAGAAGCACTTTGTCCATTTTGAAGTGTTGCTGGAGTTAAATTTGTTCCAGTACCATCTGCTGAGGCATATGCAGTAACACTATTAAAAGTAACAGTTCCGCCAATTGTACTTAGATCTATGCCATAAGATGATGTATAAGAATTTAAAGCTGCACTTGTATAAGTTCCATTTCCAGCAGATGCTCCAGAAATTGTATAATTAACCACATAACTATTTGCATTAGTTGATGCGGTCCAAGTAACTCCTGCCGTTTTATTATTGCCATATGCAACTATATATTCATAAAAAATTCCACTTCCAGACATAGGCCAATAGTCTTCGTATGTATTTCCACCACCAAGATCTACAGATCCATCTAATTTAAAGCTATTTATAACCCCACCATAACTACTGCTTTGTGGATTTGAAATAGTATAGGAACCATTGTTGTAAGCCGTTCCATAAAAATATTCTACATAATAATCTGTATTTGCTGGCTTTGAAGATGTCCAATCAACAAACACATCATTTGCATAAACACCAGTTCCTTTTGTAAGCGTAGGTGTGGATGGGGTAGTTGGATAAATTGAGGCATCGTAGGCATAGTAAGTAAATGCAGATGGTTTAGGGGCTGGATTTAATGTTGCATTTATAGAACTTCCAACATATCCATCTGGATTATATGGTGTAACAGTCAAAGTATAAACTGTTCCATTTGTAAGCCCTGATATATTTATAGTACCGCTATAAGGAGTTTTATTTACAGGATCTGCATATATTAAAGTTGGATAGACTACATCTTTAGATGGTGATATTGAAACAGTTACGTACCCGCCATTTGTTAACGTAAATGGAATAGATGCTACAGCATCTCCATTTGTTACAGAACCTAAAGTTAATGAGCTTAATCCATATATTTGTTTTGAGACTGCTGCATATCCAGTTCCCGTCGTTGTATTTATTGCAGTAACATTAAGTTGCAAAGTTAGTCCTGTTAAATCTTGGCCTCTAATATAATCAAAATTTGGAATTGTAAATGGGTGAGTAAAGTTATTGTAGGATGCAGGTAAATAAACACCTTCATTATAACAAGTTCCATATGCGGATCCATTACTTGATGTATTTAAATTAGTTACAGAACTAAAGAAAAAAGTGTCCAAAGGATTAACAAGTCTCCAATATATACCCGCACTTGGTGTAACATCTCCTAAATCTGTCCAATAAATATAACCATTTACTCCTGTCGGGGAATGATTAAGGTTATTATTTCCAACTGAAGAATATAAATGATTAGCATAAATTACTGTACTTCCAGCACTATATGTTGTTACAGAGCTCCAACCATTTCCGTTATAAGCAGTAGTGCAATAATATCTATATGTACTAGTAACATTGTCTCCATAAGAATAACTTGCAGAATAAGAAAAAGTTGTGGGTTTGGACAAATTTAATACACATTTATACAAATTTGATTGATATGTTATATAACTAGAATTTGCTGTATAAACATCTGTATAGCTGTATGCAGGAGTTCCAGATAAATCTATTGTTACATAATTTGATATTACACCAGTTATAGGCCAAGAGCCATTAAATAAAGTATCTACTCCAGTAATCACTAAGTTTTCTTGTGTTCCATTTGGTTTATTTGTTCTAAATCCGCCAGGACGTGATGTTGTTAAAGTTGCTCTTGTCCCGCTTGTTATACTTCTATTTGTAATTGATACTGGTTGAAGACTTGTAGTTAATGGGTACGGAGTGTAGGTGTTTGGGTCTAACCAATATAGATGATATTCAAATAAATCTGGAGTCCAATTCCAATTTCCGATATTTGCAGTTGTGGACTTTGTTATAGTGGTGGGAGGATTTATTACAGCTGCAGAAGCTTGGGTTGGAGTGGCATCAAAGATAGGTCCCAATCCAGTATTTGTTGGTTCGCTAGAAAATATTCCAGAAAGATATCCTGTTGAATAAAATCTAATATAACCATTTGTTGTACCGCTAAGTTTAGTTCCAGTAGAATCATAAAAATAAGAAGGTATTGTTAAGTAATGATTTTGTCCTTGTGTTGAATCTCCAGTACCTAGATTTCCGCTAATTGGTTGGCCTGAACTATCGTACATTGTCTGCCAACTTCCCGCTTTATTTGTTGACGAAAATTGCCAAGCATATCTTACTCCCTGCGGAGTGCTATTAAATGTTCCAGTATTTCCAAGCAGCTGATATCCAAAAGCTAAATATGTTCCAGATAATGTTGTAGTTGGTTGTGTCGCCCTATCAAACGGGGCTACAACAGCAGTTGACATAGTAGCTGTATTTCCAGTTGTACCGTTATTACTTGCATCATAAGCTATAGAATAAGCACTATAAGTTTTTCCTACATCTGTACTATCAAAAAGTATTTGATATACAGAACCTTTATTGTCTGTAGGCTTTTGTCCTACGTTATTTAAAACCTTAGAACTAAATGTAGTGTCATTTAATATTACAGTTCCATCACTTCTTGTTATATATGTTCTTGTATATGAAGCATTGGTTGCTGTTCCTACGTAATAAACCGTGCTAGAATTTGAAAAATATGGGCCAGATTGCCAATAACCTGCACCCATAGTTACATCTGGACCATAAACTGATGCTACATTTACTGAGGTATTTGAATTTGTATAGCTTGATTCTGTAGTGTTTCCACTGTTATCATTTCCCGCCACTTCAAAAACAAAATATGTAGGGTTTGCAGAAGTTAAATCTCCTGGCACTACTGTATATTGGACAGTATTATATGAACCTGAAGATGGATTAGATATAGTTCCACTGGCACCGCTTCCAGTTACAAGCGTAAATGGTCCATTTGCCGATGCAGATTTTTTAAAAGAATAAGTTAGTACTAAGCCACCAGCCGATTGCCAATGATAAGTTTTTCCAGTTAGTTTTGGGTAATTTGTTCCAGATGAAGGATATTTTGTAGGTGACGCTGTTATTTCTAAAGAATATCCAAAGTAAGGTCCCGCAGTTGGGTAGAATTGTACCCAGCCAACAACAGTATTAACAAAACCCTTTACCGCTTGCTTCCAACCGCTTGAAGATTTTGCCCAAAGTTTTGTGGATGAGGAAGATGACCAAGAGCTTTTATTTACAAATAGTCCCATTATATTCCTTTAATATGTAACCCAAAGGTCGCCAACAAATCCTCCAGATGGTGTAGATGATGAAGGGCTTATCCAGATATTTCTTAGATATTGTCCAGAGCCATCTACTGGAGTTATATTTCTTATTCTTGAATAACCATTAAAATAAGTATTACCAGTTCCTGAGTTACCGATAATTATATCATCTGTGTTTAAATAAATCACTTGTGTGTTTATTGATGTAAATGAAGATCCTACAACTTGAGGTACCCCGTTGTTTGTCCAAACTGTTGAATTACCAGTTGGATCTATGGATATCATCGGCAATGCCCCTGAAGCTTGACTTGTTCCAAAAACTTGAAAAGCTTGAGCAGTTTTAAGAACAGTATATCCTGTTGATGATATTAACCCTGCTGAAAGGGATGTAGATGTAGCAGTGGCATCATTTGTTCCTGCATAAGCAGTAGCTGAAGCAGAAGCAATAAATCCACCAGCTGAAAACGCAGAAAAAGTAATAATAGAACCTGGGGATGTTGCTTTCGGGGTATAAGAAATAACAGAATCCGTAGCCGCATCTAATTTAATCCAAGATGTACCATTTGATATAATGTTGTTTGAATTTATAGTCCAATATTTTCCATTTGTAACACTTGTGTCTCCTATATAACCTTGCTTTGCTGTTACAGTACCCACTATGGTTGCATCTTGAGCAGTCATATTTCCAGTATGATTTACATAAAATTTAGGGGTTGCGGTTAATGAACCGACACTAATTGCATAGCCTGTTGAGGTTGATGAAGATCCGTAAAGCCTTACTCCAGAAGTTGTAACAGTTGATCCGTCTGCTGCTGTAGGATATACTGTTATATATTGATTTGCTGAATCTAATTGAATCTTACCAGAAGAAATTTTATTATTTGAAACTATCCAAGGATTAGAACCAGTAGGTGATCCAAGCATTGCTGCATTTGTATAAAATGATATAGGAGTGTTTTCTTCAGTTGCGTAAGAAACTGCTATTACGGCTTTATTTCCATCTTTATCAAGCCCAATAATTTTTGTTGGATCTGCCGTTATTTGAGTTGTTGGGGCTCTGCTTGTAGATCCATATGCAACAAGACCTGCTCCAGCTATCTGCACACTTGGTCCAGTATCTATAGTTGAACCAGAAGGCAAAGCCAAAAGATATGCATTGGATCCCAAAGTAATATCACTATTAAAAGTTGAAGATTGATCTACATTCAAATGACCATTTATTGTTGCATTTCTAGCCGTTATTGTTCCATCGCCTTTAACGGTAAAATTAGAACCAGCACTAAGTAGGGTGTCAGAATTGTTACCACTACCTATAATTTGAATGTTTCTTGCTACTACCGCTCCTTGTGGCGTTACAGTAAACTTAGCTAATGCACTTCCTCCGCTTGATGGCGAACCAGCCCAAAATGCGTAAGTGCCAGTTGCTGATAAACCTACATAATTTGTAGCACTGTCAGATAATGTATTTTGAATTTGTGTGCCATTAATAGCCCAGTCAGCTATTTTTGCGTTAGTCGTTTCAAAAGTATAACTTCCTGCTGAAGGGTTTGTAATTATTGCTGTGCTTGCTGCACTGCTGGAAGTGGCACCATAGTCAAATGCAAATATGCCAGAGTAAGAGGAAGATGTTCCATCTGGTCCTTTATTAATGGATGGGCCTAATACTATTCTTGATCCGCTATCTTTACTAGTACCAACATAAATTGCACCACCCGCACCTATCTGCACAGCATTTGCAATTACAGATGTAGCGGGGTTTACTGGAGATGCACTAAGTAATAAGTTTTTAGATCTAGTTCCATACTTACTATAAAAAACAACAACAATATAAATTGTATTGTAGTATTGGGTAAATACGTTTGCTGGTCCAATTCCATCATAAACTTTACTTTGCATACTAAATGTTCCAGATGGAGCTTGTGTTAAATTATTATTAAGATTTAAAGTGTATGTAGGACCAGTACCAGATATAGAAGTTATCCAAGTGTTTGCTGGAATGTTTGTTCCTGTTATCTTGTACCCAGCATAAGGCAATGTTCCAGATGGTATAGGGAAACTACCGTTTTCTGCAGTCAAGCTTGAAACAACTACTTGATTTGGATTTGAATTTGACCAAGAAGAAAATGTTGCATTAAAATAATCTGGAATAGCATAGTTTGTATTATTTCCAATCCATGGAGTAGGGTCAATAAAGAATTGATATACCTGACCAGTACTTGCTATAGTATTAGCAAAATCAAATTGAACTGTATAGCCGTCAATTATATTTGCAATAGTTGCAACTGGTAAGACTGTGCTTAAAGTATCTGTTTTTGTAAATGTAGATATAGTAGCAACTGTTGTACTTTCAGTACCATATTGCGAAACACCTACTACAGTTCCAGAATATGAAGAATAGTAATTTCCAAATTGTGCAAATATTAAGTTTGAAGATATTGTGAAATTGGTTTCACCAGATACTACTGTATGATAAAAAAATCCTGATTGTGTAGGTTGAGATGTCGGTACTAGTTTTACCTTTAATGATACTAAAGCGTTAGGGTCTGATTGGCTTATTGTTGGTAGGGTATATGATACAACAATATCATCTCCTGAAGTCCCGCCAAATGCAGCAGACGCATTTGATACTCCGCTAGGAGGCAAAGTATTATTTGGTATTAATGGTTGCGGGGTAGCTTCAACATAATTTGATATCGGTGAATGACCGCCATTCAAATCTTTAAAGTATGCTCTAATCCAACGATGGTATCCATCATTATTAAATATTACAGCTGGGCTTGTTGTTCTTGGCTCTCCAACTTGTTTCCATCCACCATTTGACGCAGCCTCAGCATCAATTGTTGCGGGTGATGCTCCAGTTGTGGTCGTCACATACTCTTGAATTATTTCTGATGAAAATTTTCCATTTGGTATTGCTTTTGCAGCATCTATATTTGTAGTAGTTATTATATATGAAGATACTGCATTCTGTTCTGATATTATAGGAGCAGGCAAAAGGCAAATATAACTTCCAGATAAAGATGCAGTAACATATCCAGCAGTTTGGGCTGAAGTGTCATATGTTGCTACTTCAACATAATTAAAAGAAGTTGAATCTGCAAATCCACTAGCATCACTTTTTACAGTAACTGTTTGATTTATTGATGTTGTTGATAAAGTTGTTATATCATAAGATGGAACAATTATTGTGTAGGTTGATCCTCCATCTACAGATAATCCTACATTAAAATAAAGGGCATATTGGTTGGCTGGATCTGTAACATCAAAATCAAATGTTAACACAACATCCCCGCCAACATAAGAAGCTGCTAAATTAGCAACTTGTAATGGGGGAGTTCCTGTTTCTGGAGTATTAACTGAACCATCGCTATTGCTAGGCGTTACATCGGCGGGACCAATATTAAAATTATTTTGTAGGCCAAGTAGGTATGCTGTTAAATTTTTATTTCCACCAATAGGAGATATATAACCATTCCATTTTGCTTGTTTAAATGGTGCGGTAATAGAATTAGAAGTTGGATCAAGTTTTATATCAATAGGAATAGGCTGCTTCTTCATATAAGAAGAATCAGATGTATAAGTAGGACTTAAATTAGTTATCTTCACAGATTACCCCCCTTTTTTACTTATGACCTATTGCTATCCAATGAACAAATACGGATCCACTTTTTATAAAACCAGTGTCAGAAGATGCAAGAGTAGGGTTTTTTAAAACTATGTTTACTTTAGCTAATGGAGTTGTTGAGTCTGGAAAAGTTCTTGTTATTAAATTTTGAAACGGGTTGCTAGCTCCAGTTCCCGTTGCCAATGCTGTTTGTCCAGATGTGTGAATCGTGGCTGTAACTATCGGTGTTACTCCAAAAGGAAGCGCAAAAGTTACTGAAGTTGTATATTCGTTATATGATTTGCTCCATGTTGAGCTTGAATTAAAAGAAGTAACTCCATAAAAAATTTGTTGAGATGACATATCATATTGATACTGAGTGGTATTATTAGCTGTGCTTGGACCGCTAAGTATGCTTCCAAAGTTATTTGTCAAAGCAGATATATTATCGCTATGCTGATTTACCACATTTATGATCTGATGGATTGTTGGTAGATCAATGATCTTTGGGTCCGATATTTTTATATATGCCATTTTTTGCTCCTTGTTATTCTATAATTATACCATTTTACTGGTTTATTTATTAATTCCCCTGCTTAACATATTCAATGTAAGCTTTGTTGTTAGTCCATTATTGTAGGTATGAGATACTCCATGGACAAGGTATTTTTGTTGATTGATGCCCATAAGTGGATAATTAAAACCTATTACATCCCCCACCTCAATCATTGGATTACCAAATATTGAAAGTGTGACATCTTTTGAGAAGTTATCAATGCCTGCAGATATAAGCTTTAAAAGCTTTCCAGCAGCTGCCTTAGACTGGATAAACGATGAGTCTAGCTGAACTACCTCTCCTATGTTTCCTGCGTCTGTAACGTATTCTATAATTTCTGGATCAGATGGGGCTATAATTTCATGAGTCCACAAATTTAAATTAACAACAAAAGCATTTAACTCATCAGAGTCTTTCTTTAAATAAACCATATGAGAGCTATTATTAACTAAAGCAAACTTTGCTCGGAATCCAGTATTTATTGGTGTTGAGTACGAGACAGAGTATTCGTCAACAATCTGATGCTGCAAGAAGTTTTGATCTAATAAAGTATTTCCTGGATAGTAGAACCAAGCATATTCAACTGGGAGAATGTCAACCCCTACTGCTGCTCCGTTAGTATATTGTACATCATATGTATTTATACCAATAACTTCTGGCTGGGTCTGCATCATGTACTCTTTATAAGAATTAAATAATCTTTGATTTTGAACTAAGCCATTTAAAAATTCACGATCTTGGAAGTAGTAGTTTACACTTCTTTCCTTTAATGATTTTTGACTTGCGTATATTTCTCTAACATAAGCTATTACTGAATTAGGTGTAAAGGCACCCTTAGCACTTCCGCCAACTGGCGTATAAGTTGCTGGGTAAGTTATTAAAGAATTGGGTATCAATGTTGGGCTGGCGGAAGCAAATGCTCCAAACTTTATACTGCTGCCAGTAACTAAAGGCTCATCAAAAACAACTTTTTTTCTTAAGCCAGTTATTGTATTTGCATCTGTTGGTATCCACTTATTACCAGAGGGTATTTGCCATCCAGAAATTTCAGTGTTATTCAAAAATGCTGTCCAAACATAACCAGATGTTCCAGATGGACCTTCTCCATCATTTGCGTTTGAATACGGATACTTAACAAATTTTAAATTAAATGTTTCATGTGGGTCTGCATACAGAATATAATCATTTAACCCATCAGCAGTTTTTGCAATTACTGCTCCATCATTTTTTCTATACAACTTTTCAAAATTATTCATGATGGAAAATACAACACCAGATACATCAGTCCAAGCTTTTACAACTGGTGTGCCACCTTCTAAATGACTTAGTACTAATAAATAACGATAATCAGGAACAGTTAAAGAATTGTTATATTTAATTAATTCAAGGAAAACAGTACCATCTGTAGAGGATGTATTCATATTAAAGAATAATCCAGCTGATGCTCTATTAGGAAATACCGCAGAACTACTATCAAAATTAAATTTTACAGAATAAGTGTTATAGCCCTGATCAGAATCTGAGTTTGGATAAAATAAAACTTTACCAGTTGAGTTTGGATTAGCGGTTATATAATACTTTGGTATCTGTGCTTTAGGGGTTGTTGTACTATTAGGATCGTCTGTATGTGTAACAATTGAAAAATTATTAGATTGAGTTGATATAGATGTACCTGAATTATACAAGCTAACCTTTACATCTTTTTCTACAACAATATCGCCACTTACACTATTTACTAATTTATGAGCCGAAACACTAGTTCCAAACATTCCACGATTAACATTTGTTATTAGTCCAGTAGGAGTTATAAAAACATCGTAATCAAAGCCTTTTGTTACAAACCCGCCAGATACAAAAGCATCTGCACTAGAAGTTATTAATGTAAAGCTATTTCCAGATGCAGCAATTACTTTTCCATTAGCATTTAAAGAATCTGGATTCATTCCAGTTACTGAAACAAGATCTCCTATTTTAAATGTAGATAAAGGATACTGTTGCGTTGGCGTAACTGTGTATGTGGTTGTAGTATAATTTTTACCATTTGAGGTGGCCGTACCATGAGATATCGCCGATATCGGTCCTTGGTTTTGTATTAAACCAATTTTTTTATCTTTAATAAACTTACTAACCGCTGCTGCTAATTCAAGGTCATTTTTTACAGAAACAGTTACGTTTACATTTGGAGATGATGACTGAGCAATAGTGTATTGTTTATAAACAAAAGAAACTATTTCGTCTTCAATTACTGCATACCCATCATTATTTAAATTAAATGTGTGAAAAGAATCTAGCAAGTCTGCTTGATTTACTGCAAAGCTGTTATCTGTATCAGCCATAGGGGCTGCTAAGTAATTAAGTCCAACAGCATCAACGCTTTGTTGCGACCATACCACGTCATTACTTGTTGTATAAATATATGATGGGCCAACTCTTACATCAGCATTTGTTACATTCTGTAAAGATAAAGATTGTTTTAATCTAGGTATTTGATATCTTAAAGATATTTTTCCAGGCTTAGATTTGTTATTTATAGTATAACCATTTTGAACAACAACAGAATCATCAATATTAAAATTAGCAGTAGAAGATATCTTGCCCATGATATTAGATAAACTTAAAAATTTCATAACTCCGTAGTTATCAACATAAGCACCAATTTGATATGGCAAAAATATTTGATTTAAAGCATCAAGTAAAGTTGTATCTTTAGAGTTACAGAAATAGTAATCTAAACTTAATGGACTATTTAAATCATTGCATACTGAGTACAAAGAATCAATATCATAATCAGTAAACCCGCTCAAATCTAAAACGTTAGATATAACTTCAAAAGCATTTTTAAAGTTTGCAACGTAGTCAGAAGCTGGGATTGTTTGTAAGTATCTAGTTAAATCATAACACTGAATTGAAACTGTGTCTATATCATTTTGTTGCCAAGTATCTGAATAAAATACTCCGCCTGGAATTATTTTGTTTACAGTCTGATCAATATTAGAAGTATCAGTATAATCAATTAAATTATAATTAATATAAAACTTAACATTTTTTCTTAAATTATTCTTTAAGATATTTGAAGACAAGTTGCTTACATTTGAAAAAATTGGTACTGGATTAGCCATATCCCCAAAAGGAATAGAAGAAAGAGTAATAGTTGCATCATCAGTTACAACTGAAGATATGGGCAAATAAGTTTGCTTTGAGTCTAAAGCTTTATTTACAGAAACGTCAATTACATAAGGAGTTAGGTCTATTTCTAACCTTGGTGATATTTCAATAACCTGCAATAGGTCCATGTTATTTTGTAAATCAGCATTTAATGTTGATTGCCCAGATTGTGTAAATTCTGCTGTTCTTCTTACGGGAGATTGTGCTGTGACGGTAATATTTTTAATTGACACGTAATTATTTAAATCACCAGTATTAGTAAATGAAGGCATAGAGTTTGCTGCCCATTTATCCGTCGTTAAAGATCCATTGTTTAAATATAGTATTATTACACCGTTGTTTGGAGGAGTAATCGGACTAGAAGATATTGTACCCCCGTCCGTTTTTGTAACTGTTACTACAACTGGTGTGGTAGCAAGGTAAGTATTTAATTTAACAACAACTTTATTCATAATAACTGGATCTGCATAAAATCCAGTTACGGAAGGATTTGTAACATAATCTGAAACAAAATACTTGTAAGCAGATATATCAGTCATTAAATTATGTTTATAAACTGGAAGCGGGGATGAAGCATGAAAAAAGTTTGGAGTAGCGACAAGTGGGCTTGCTGGCATATCAAACGGGCTGCTATTATATCCAGCTAAAATTTCTGTATTCTTTATTTGTCTAAAATCAGATGGCGTAAAATAAGAATCTAAACCTGTTCTAACATATGATTCGCCAGGCCTAAAAGCTGTAAAAACATCATCTGTAGACCATACAGTTCCATACATATAATCAAAGTTTGTTGTTGCATAAACTTCTGGTTGAGTATAATAAATAATAGGTGTTTCTTGACTTGTACTAAATCTATTTGCAGATATCTTATATGTAAATTTAGAAATAGCTTCTGCAGCGGAAGATGATCCTATATAGGTTTCTATTTTAGTCCAATTATAAGAATTTACTTCTGCATTATTTGAACCGTGTTGTTTATTTATATTAACATTTCCAGATGTTACTCCTTGAGCATTTGTATTAATCATTATAGGAGTATTTGAGCTTGTTGTAAAATATGTAACTATTTTATAAGCAGTAGATGGAACAGATGGGGTTGATGTATACTGGACAAAATCTCCAGTACCAGTCATGCTAAAACTAAATGTATTAAAGCTGGGATGTTTATTTGAGTCTGTGATTGGAGTTACAGATCTTGAACCTGAAGGATTATTGTTATTAATTGACACTTGCGTTGCAGTGCCCGCAACTGTTAAATAAGGCATTTGAAATATGTTTTGATTCCATTCAGCAGATATTACTGGAAGCAATCTAACTGAACTTGATTTTAAGAATATGTCATTACTAACACCATCTACAGATAACAATTAAACCTCCGTAAACTGTAAGGTTACATCTACGTAATCCAACAGTGTCAATCTTTTAGAAACTGTATACACAAAGTTAGTCATATATACTGTTAATATTTGATGGTTGTCTGTAGATGGATTAGCCAACTGAGATGGAACATGTCCAGTTCCAGTTATATTATCTACTGCATAAGTTAGTTTTAATAAAATAGGTTGAGTAACATACTTGTCGTAGAATGCTTTCATAAATGCTGCGCCCATTTTTCCGTCTACTGTAGGCTGATATGACTGTAATGAAATCCCAGATTGGGATGTTATAGTCTGCGAAGCGGAAGGCAGGGCTTGCCAGGTGGTATCATAAATAGCTTTATTGGCAACAACAAATTTTCTCATAGTTCCATTTGCCATACGCTGTACTTGTTCAATTCTTTGCGGGGCATATTGAATAGGCTGTCTATTATGATCAGATAGAGCATACCAAGTAGTTCCATTGTCGGGGGATACAGAAATTCCCGCATTTATACTATAAGACATTTATACTCTCACCGCCATGTTAGTTTTGTTTATTTTAGCATCTTTTATATTTAAAGCCTTCATTACACCATCTTGTGCCATTTGTGTTATCTGCTTTGGATCAGTTACTCCAGTTGCATTTACATAAACATTTACAGTTCCGCCATATGCTCCAGTATTTTGATTTGCAGGTATTACTGCTTCTCCTTTATGTAACAAAGCTAATTGATTATTTGGAACATATGGTGTTCCTACTTTATATGAAGGAAGACCTACTAAACCACCTTTTGCAAGAGTCTCTCTAGTATCTGCCCAATATTTTTTAGACATCAAAATATTAGTGTTAAAATTACCATGTCTAGCATTTTCTAGCAGTGTTGCAATATCGGAATCAAAATCTGTTTCTGGTCTTCTTGGAATACGTGGGAATTTACCATTAAGCTTAACTTTTTTAATGTTAGAATAAAATTGTTCCCATACACCTGCACTTGAATGGGCATGAACATCTGCACCTAAGTTTAATTTCATCATTATTGACTTAATTTTAGCTACCATATATGGGCTTTCTAAATTATGTGCTCCCATGTCTGGAGGAAGCCCTGTATTAATTCCAATTTGTTCTTTAGCAAGTTTTGTAGCAATTTTTTCTAAAATTTGATTTTCATTTAATGTTCTCCAGGAATTAGAAACTTGTAAATTATGTTCATTAGCTAATTCAGATATTTGTTTTATATCATCAAGAGAATATTTTGTTTTACTCATATGCAAAATATCTTTTGAAATTGGGTCAACTGCCATGACGGGAGGCTTTTCTCCTGGCTTTAACAAATTTCTTTTTATTAATTCTTCTGCATATTTTTTCATATTGTCAAATGGTCTAATAACACTTGCATTTGAAATTTTTAATAATTCTCCTGGTTTTTTCATCCACCATGTATCAGTAGGGTTTAGATTATAAGGCAATCCATTATTATCTATCATTGAAGAAAGATTTGTAACTATTTTATTATTTGCATCAGCCCACGAACCATATACATGTGATTGAACTGGTGCCTCTAATGTAAAATGAATGGAAGGTCTTGGATAAGGAGATTTTCCAAGTATTCTATGTTGTGCGGCTGTTTGTAAAGAAATACTTCCATCTGGATTTCTTACAACTGGATATTTTGTTGAGTGTATAACTGGTACACTAGAAATATCTGCTTCTTCTCCATAATCTGCCATAAAATTATCTGAAACTTCTTTATACTTATCTGAAAGTTTATTTGTTTTTAAAATGTTTTCATCTTTTAATGCATTTAAATATTTACTTGTTTTTAAATCAATAATAGATCTGGCTGTTTTAGCTTCTTTACCCTTGCCAAAAGATGACATCAACATTGCAAATCCATCTGTTGATTGGATTCCCATGGCTTTGCCTTTTTTAGTCATAGAAACTGCTGCCATCATTTCTGTTAAAAATTTATTTTCTTTATCAGTCATATTATTTTTTTGGAAATTTTTAAGAAGAGATAGCACTTCTTTATTTTTAGGGTTTAATCTTAAAATTTCTTGTAAAATAGGAATTGGGGCCGTGGGTACAACTTTGACACCTTTTAGTGCAGATAAATCTTCCCCTTTACCTCTAAAAGCATATGTTGCATCGCTGCCATTTAATTTATATGTTGGTAATTTAAAATTACCAACCTCTACTTCTTTTCTTTTATATATTGATTTAATTAATTTGTTATATTCACTATTACTTAAGTTTAATAAAGAAGTATCTTTAGATACATTTTCAACATCTTTTATACCAGCAAATAAACTTTTAATACCCTTTAAAGATTTAAATAATTTAGGAACATTTTTTATTCCAGAACCAGAACTTGCGCTTCCAGAAAACATTGTTAATGTATTAAACCAATCTCCTTTAGTTCCGCTTCCTGCAAGAACTTCTTCAATTGGCCTTGCTCCCGATTGATACATATAATTGAATAGTTGATCAACTTTTTTCTTTCCAATTATTGGCATTAACATTGAACTTAATTGGAACGAATTTGGCGAAAGCCTTAAAACATCCATCAAAGCAGCATGAACATATTTTCTTGTTCCCGATAACTTATCTACTGATTCAGTATTATCTGAATATTTATAGGTAAACATTTGGCGCAAGGCATCTGTTATATTAGAAAGATTAGATTTTGAACTAGGGCCAACTCCACCTATAGATCCTTTTGCAAAATGTCCTGCATTTAGTGCATCAAAGAATGGAGTTCCATATTTAGAAACTGAATCTGCTTTAACAACATATTCACCATTAGAAAGCCAGGCTGGGATTGAATCTGATGTCGAAGTTCCTGGACCTTTAACTCCGCCAATACTTCCTTCAGAAAAAGCTCTAATTTGACCAGATCCAGTTATACTAAGCCAAGTACCCAAAACTTTAGTTTTCAGAAAATCTGAATAAACAAATCCATTATATGAATACCAGTTTCCATCGGCTCCTTTTGTTGGTTCAGTTAAATGCTGTCTTACCTGAGCTGCTTGAGTATCGGTTGCTGCACTTAGAGGGTCAGATGCAGTCCAAGCGTTTCGTGAGTTGTAAGGGGGGAACCCAAATGGATTATGAAAAGATTGTGCTTTTTTACCATTTATTGTAGTTGGTAATGGGATAGTAGGATCTTGAGCATCAGAATCTCCTGATCTAACAGTAGTACCATTTGGTCTAACACTTCCTATAGGAAGTTTTTTAGCATTAGAATCTATAATGCCAGATTCACTTGGAGTTATAGCACCTCCTCCACCCGAACTACCTGATCCATAATCTTTTGCAATTATAGCTGCAAATGCTGCAATCTGAGCGGAATTATCACTTATTATTTTTGCAAAGCTTGCCATTATTTGAGCTGCTGCAGCTTGCTTAGAAGCGGCGGCGGCTGCATCACTTATTTTTTGTTCTAAATCAGCAATAGAAGTTTGCAGGCTATCAACAAATGCTTGTTGCGTATCAATTGTAGATTGCTCTTTATATTTTGCAGTATTTTGATCTTGCTGTTGCTTTAATTGCGCAGCTTGAATATAATTACCAGATATTTCAGCTTGTTTAATTTGATTTGTTAAATCTGTTTGCTTGTTTAAATAATCGTTTTGTTGATTTAGAACATTAGCCTTCTGTTTTTCAGATGCAAGCAGTGCATCTGCTACCTTTTTTTGATCTTTTAAAGATGTTAGTTGTTTATTTAAAAGATTATTTGTTGAATCTGCAATGCCAGCAACTTTTTTAGCAGCGTCATATCTTGACTGTTCTAATCTTTGTGAATTTAATAATGCTTGATTCCAAATTTTTGGATTTTTAAAATCATCAGCTGTTTTAAATAAATCTTTATTTTCATTTAATATTTGTTGACTAGATATCCCAGTAAGTTGCTGTGCTTTGTCTAATGCGGCAAGAGCTCCTTTTACTGCAGCTGCATTTCCAAGGAGTTTATTTAAATCATCTATTAATCCTGTCATCTTAGTGTCGCCTGCTTTTGCTGCAGCTTCAGCTAACAATCTCATCTGAGTTGCAGCATCTTGAGCATGCAGTGATAAACCTTGAATTACTTCATCTAATTTTGTACCAGAAATAACATTTTTATCCATAGAAGAATAAATATTATAAAGAGCATTTGCATAATTTTTACCATCAGAACTTAAAGTTTTATAAGATGTTGAAAAATGATCATTGTATGTAATATTAAGTTTTAAATCATCAAGATAGGTTTTTGTTGTTTCTGCCAAGTTTTTATTGTCATTAGATATAGTTTTTAATGCTGGATCTAGTAATTGTGTTTGTTTATTGTATATAAGTATTGATTTAACCATTCCATCAATTTTAGAAGAATCTAAGCCAGATAATACTTGAGACGCAACATAAGAATCAAGTGTCTGAATTGCTTGGGTTGGTTTTAATGTTCCTATATAATTAGCAACTTGTTTTGTTGAATTATTATTGTTTAATGATTTTATACTTTCAGCTAAAGCTTGTGGTGTTTTTTTAGCTTCATTATTAAATAATGCAACTGTTTGAGCGTTACCCGTATAAACTTTTTGAACTAAAGCTTGGTGCTCTAATAAAGCTTTTTTGTTTTGTGCAAAGTACCAAGAAACTCCTTTAAATGCTGCAACGGCAATTCCAATTCCTACAGCTACTGGTGCTGAAGCAGAAAATGCAGCTGCAGTCAATCCAGCACCCAGGCCACCTAAACCAATTTTTTTGACACCAGTTAAATCTAATCCTCCAATTTTATTTGGAATGATTGCTCCTAATATTTGTGGCAGGAATGAGTATAGTGAAAACTTTAGTAAAGGCCCTATTCTTGCCAAAAATCCAAGTTTAAACATACCAGAAAACTTAGACATAAATCCAACATCTTTTGCAATTGTTTCTCCCGCACCTACAACTGCTCCTGCAGATGATTCTACAGCAGGAGCAGCCATCTTTCCATATCTCCAAAGGTTTCCTGCATTACGCAATATATCTACTGCGGTTGAAGCTACACCATAATTAGGCTTAGACGGATGTATCAAACCGCCTAATACTCCGCCAGAATTCCAGCCTTTAAGACCTCTTGTATGCGGGGCTTTGTATGAATTGTAGTGAACTCCAAGAGACGCTTTCATTCTTCTTGTTTGACCACGATATACGTCTGATCCCGTATATGAATAAACTGGAGATTTTCTGTGATGTGCTCCTATTGAACCACCTTTAGCAAGGTGTGGTATATTATCTTGGCTGCCATGGAAGAAGAAAGATCCAGGTAACTCAGTTGAATTCGTGCCCCCAGCAGATGCACCTTTCATCGGATCATATTTAATTTTTTTACCATTTGGAAGGTCTAGCTCTAATCCTTTTGCGCCAGATGCACCAGAAGTATGTCCAGTTGCGCTGGGGATAAGTCCGCTTAAATATTGTGGATTATAAGCAGATTCTTTTGAAAGCCATTGATTATAAAGATCTAAAACTTGTGGATTTGATTTTCCAAATCTTTCTTTTAATATTTTAAGTGAAGTAATGTGATATGGATCATCTGAATCTCTTAATACTGATCTACTTTCAACTGCACCAATATATGCATTATGAAACGCTTCATCAAATGCTTCTCGATCAGCAGTTTTTACTATACCTTCTCGTTCCAAACCTCTAAGGAAATGATTTGTTGATCCGTATATATAAGGAGTGCCATATTCTTCCTTTGAATATTTTACTAAAGTTCTTAAAAATCCTTTTATATCAGTAATGCCAGTTGCGGAAGCTTTAGCATTATTAAAACCAATAAGCTCTCCATAAGTATCAGATTTTCCAAATACACCAACACTAGGTTTTTGCGAATATCCCAATATGGTTTTACCTTCGGCTGTTATCTTTGAACCAAACATATCGTAACGTTCACCAGGCTTTAAAGTTTTTCCAGTTAGTTCATCCATTGCTCTTGCAGATCCCCTAATATAACCAGTTTTTGGATCTACGTAAGGTTTTCTATCAAGAAGTGACCATAAACCTGGTTTTCTTCTTGTTGGATCAAATCCATAATGTTTTAATGCAAATGATTCAGCTGCGTCCGCTTTTAATTTTGGATCAGCAATATGTCCAAACATTTTTTTAAATACAAGATTTTCTTCAAGCACAGCGGGCCAAATGCCATAATTAAACTGTCCTTCAGATATACCACCTGCAATATTCATTCCGCTATTTGCACTACTTAATAAATTATAATTTGCAGCAGTTGTTTTTGGATCAAATACTGTTTCTCCAGGAGTAAGCATTGCAAGCATTCTTCCACCGCTAGCAAATTTAGGAAGTGTTGCTAGGCCTGGATTCTTTTTACTTGCTGCTTTGTTTAATACAAATCCTCCAACTGGAACACTTGCTAGAACAGAATCGTAATTTACATTAGATGGGCCTGGAACTACAGAACCATGTCTAGATGGATCATAGATTGAACCACCGCTATTAAATCCTGGAAGCATTCCGCCTTGATTTTTCTTTGGAACAATTTTAAGAAAAGCTGTTCCTGTTTTAGGAAGTACAGTACCTATTTCTGAAAATAAACTAGAGGTTAGGCTTCCACCCATTGCAGATGTTTGAGCTTTAGCTAATAAAACAAATTGCTCAGTTAATTTAACAATCTCAGTTCTTAATATTTCAAAAGCTTTAGCGTTTGTAGTAATAGCTTCTGGCATAAGTTCCATTTGATTTCTTGCTGCAATTTCTGCTGCATCAAGTTCTTGATAGAAGTTACGCATTCCTTTAATGCCCGCCATAAATGCATTTTGGCTTGGTAATGCTTCCTGCATTCCTTGCCTAAACATTCTTATAGAATTTGCACCTCTAAGAATATTACCTATTAAGTTTGCGAACAAACCAACAAGCATTATAACTGGACCAATTATTATCAAACCAGCAAAACCAGTGCCAAAAACTTTACCTAAAATTCCAGCAACTGGACCCATCATATTTGCTATACCCTTTATTGCATTATAAATATGATCTACCGCATTTCCAATTTGAGTAAATGCTTGCAAGAAAGAACGACCAAGTGGAAGCAAATCAGCTTGTAATGTTGCTTTCATCTTTTGGAATTGTGCTGCTGGAGTTCCAGAAGAAGAAACTTTAAGTTCTTGATTTGCTACAGAAGCTAACTGAGCATTTGACTGGTTATAAAGTTCTAATACTTTAGCACTTTGAGATCCAGATTTTCCTAAATTATCTATGAGAGCTGTTACACGTGCAAATTGAAATTTACCAAAAACCTGTTCAATAGCTTTTAATCTTTGTTCGCTTGGTAATTGACTTAAAGATGCTTGTAACCCAGTTACCATTCCCATAGGGTTTCCCTGATTATCTGCAACTATTTGTTTAATATTAATATGCAAAGCTGATAATGCTTTTTGAGCTGCAGTAGTTGGATTAATTATTGATGCAAGCATGGATTTAATTGCGTTAGCACCTTGTGCAGCTGGAACACCAGATTCTTTTAATGCAACTAAAAATGTTGTAAAATCTTTATAAGATCCACCCAACTGTTGAATGATAGGACCTACACGTGGAAGCGCATCAACAATATCTTGCATAGTTGTTGAAGTGGAGTGCTTTGCTGCATTGAGAAAATTAACGGCATCCCCGATTTGATTTGCCTGCAACTTAAATACATTCTGTAAAGCAACCATTGATGTGGAGGCTTGTTGAGCTGACAAATTACCTAATCTTTGCAATCTTACTGTAGCTTCAGTTGCTGCTATAAGATTTTGTCCTTCAAGACCAATAGATGAAAATGTTTGTGCGACAGTAACGGTATCTGTCATTGCTACGCCAAGAGTACGTGCTAGTTTATCTGCTAAAGATGTAACTTGTTTTTGTATTAAATCTAAAGTTGCTTGTGATTGTACTGTTGCGTGTGCTCCATAAACTTGAAGCATCTGAGTCATTTGCTTATCAAAACTTAAGTACGCTTGAGATGCTGCAGCACCAAACATAGCAAGTGGCATGGTTAAGCCGACTGTTAATTGGCGTCCCATCCATTGGGTATTTTTACCAAAATCAACAAGTTTCATTGCTCCTTGTTGTAGGGCGGTATTTAATGCTTGTTGCTGGAATACAAGCTTTTCTTCTGCAGTAACTACACCATTAATATCAGTTACTAGTTTTGCATAACCTGGTTTTAATGGGTCTGCGACAGCCATTGATCTATTAAGTCTTGCTTGAGATGTGGCTAATGCATCAATTTCGGCTGAGGTGCCTTTTGCACTATCCCGCCATATTTTATAATAATTTTGTAAGCTTAATTGACCTCTTGATAGCTGCTGTCCAAATTTAGCGACGCTATCAGTCATTGCTACTTGCTGAATTGTAAACGCACGTGTTGATAATACTGCAGAATCAAATTGTGATTGCGCTGCTTTTATATCAGACTGAACACCTGATGTAAATGGACCACCAACAGATGTTTGCTGTAAAGTTGTTAAAGCTGATTTTAACTTTGCAACTTCTGCATACACCTGTTGGAACTGTGCATTCGCAACGATATTTAGCTGTATATTATTCAACTAGCGTTATCCTCCACAACATGTCCAAGTCCTATACCAATTCCAAAGCCATCTTGCTGGGCTCTGTAACCTTTAATCTTGGTTATGTCTTCCTCTTCTTGAGCTTCTTCATCTAAGTCTACGCCTTGAATTGCTGCTAAAAATTTCTTGTCTTGCATATCTTTTTTACGGACAGCATCAAGAGTAACTAGCAACTCTTCCATGGATAACGATGATTCTAAATCATCAAAGTTTTTCCATATTCCTAAAAGGAAAACTTCAGATTCTAAAGAGACGAGATCTAGAGATTCCCAACTAGATTCGCCCCTTGGAAGTTTGGGTCGTCATTGTTCAACTTCAAACCACCTGCTATTTCAAGAATTTTCATAAGTGTTGGAGTTTCAAAATTATCTTCAAAAAGATCTTTATCAGTTGCAAACTCGGGAGCAAACTGCTCCATGCAAATCATACCAGCAGCAATAAAGACATCCATTGCTTTTTCATCTGTGTCTGCTGTGCCGTCTTGAATTGGCTTGATAGCTTGCAAAAACTTTTTTAATTTATTTATTTTTAGTGGTTGTACTGTAATTACTGTACCGTTTGACAACTTAATCTCAAGTGTGTCATATACTGTTGTTGGCATTTATTCTCCTTAGTTACCTTATACAAATTATATCAAAATGATTATTTAAAACATAAATGCCCCCCTTTTAGTGGGGGACATTTATTAATTGTCTATATTAAGTTTTAGAGAGATGAGTAAACTCTGTCAATAATAACGCCATATTCTGCGCCATCGTACATATCTTTATCATCTGGTAAGCATCGGAACTGAACTGGGAATACAGTTGCACCGTCACGCTTTAATGCGTGAGAAGTGGTCTCAACCTGTACTACACGACGTGCAACATATACACGCTCTTTTCCGAGAGTTGAAGCATCCTTTGGAGAAGCTTCTGTTCCAAGATTAGCTGGAGCTTGTCCAACTGCAACGATAGAACGTTCTACTGGAGCATCACCAAGTGCACCTGCTGCAAGATTAAGTGTTGCATTCTTGTAACCAGCTGATGTATCTGTTGCTGCTGTGAATACTGTATTGCTTGCGCCTGTTGAACCGCTGTAGGTAACTACAGGATCTGACTGACCGAATACTAAGTGTACGTTTTCAAGAGTACCCTCTGTGAGTTCTGTCTTAAGCATGACCTTAACAGTCTGCTTGAAAAGTCTAGCTGCGTCCAAAAGTTGATCAACAGTAACTTCACCATAACCTGGCTCGTATGAAACCTCAAGACCAGTGTTTGTATATCCGACGTCTCTCCAATTTGAAGAACCGTCTAAGTATCCAGCTGCTTTCTGAGCACCCCAAGCTAAGCCTGAGCTGTCAATTGTTGTCTGTGGACGATTTGCGTTAGTGCCTGTAGATACGAATACCTGTGCTGCACCAACAATTACGTTTTTTACATTTGCTGCCATTTTTTATTTCACCACCTTATTTTTTTTAAAGTTTGGCTTAAATCTTCCTCTTGGTCTAATAATAACATATTAAACTTATAATACGAATTTAGAACCTACCTTTTGAGTCTGTTTTTCTTGAATAATTATATGAAAATATTACGCTTCCTACCTGATAATTTCCTTCAGTTCCAAATGGTTCTGGGGAAAATACTGAGTCAATCATAATATGATGATATATAAAGTCTGTATTTCCGTTTAGGTATTTATTAAGATCTACCGCACTTTCATCATACCTTCTAAAAAGGTCTTGAATTAGATTGGTTATCTGATTAATTACTTCATAATTTTGAGATATTACTGTAAGGGTAAAAGATTCTTCTGACATCCACCATTGGACTGGGACCTGCTTTAGATCAAAGTCATAAAGCATATATGTACGTCCTGGAAGGCTATTATTGAATTCTGGGACCTGTTGAGCGGGAACTATGGGTACAAGTGGATCTGCCATATTGTCAACATAATAATCATTCTCATTAAGAAGGTCTGCTTCTTTTATGCTATACCAAATATATTTTCTTATATCTGCTGAAGCCTGGCTATTGTAATTTGTCATACTACCTCTACCTCTCTTGAATACTGTCTTAATAGATTAACTACAGAAGTTGTAACTTGTGCAGCTCCCGCTTTTTCTTGACTTAAAACTTTTGCAGTTTCATTATCTATTGCCTGAATAATTCCAGATGAAGAGATAATTGAATTAACTTTTGTAGAATACCACAATTTAAAGAAATGCTCAAATGAGCCTTTTACCTCTTTACCACCAGGATTATAATTTTTTATTATAGTGCCTGCTGCTACAAATCTTATTGAGCCGTTATCTGGAAGTGGTATATTTTTAGAAGTTCTATATATTACTGGAGAACCAGATTCCATAACATTTGCTTTATCTCTAAAAACATATTTTGATGCAACTGATTTTCCTGTTTTTCCTGGAACCATTAATTCAGGAGCAATTGGAACATTTTTTCTTGATTGCATAAATCCAGTTTTAATTCTTAATGATCCACCTCTTGAAGATTCTTTATATAAGAAAAAAAGTCTTCCAGATTCTAATCCAGCTTTATTCCATTCATACACATGATGATATTTTTTTGGAGTTGCTTTTGCTTGCATATTCATAGATTTTACAAATGCTTTTGCACTTAATGTAAATATAGCATCGCCTAAAGCAGTTAAAACTCTTTGAGAGGATAAAGCTTTTATTCCGTCTATTTTTAAATCAAGTTCTGTTTCTATATCAGTTATATTAAAATCACTTGCTTTGAGTGTTATCACTTTGGACACGTACCCTCTGCAATGTTATTTCATAATGTGAAACTTTGCCAAATGGATCTAAAACTGCATGTGAACCGATAACATCAAATGTTGTGTCGGGGTTATCGTATCTATCAATTTCTGTGTATACAGATTGACCGTCATTAGATTTTATACCAGATATTCTTGAACGCTTTGAAATTGGCTTCAAGCATTTCATTTTTAATTCTATACTTTCTATATATTCATTATTTTTACCAACATCAAATCTTTTTCCATCCCCACGCACAGATGCGCCAGAAGATTTAACTGGTGATATCTTGCAACGAATAGTTTCTTCATAAACCCATTCTCTAGTTATAACACCGCTAGTTTCAGATTGTTTATTTTGCTGAATTAATATATCAGCTGTCATATTCATTATGCTGCCAACTAATGATACAGACATTATATGATCACTATTCCAGTGTTTCTATATTGATCTAAGATCTGATCTACAATAACATTTCCAGTTCCAGTAAATGCACCAGAATCAAGTTGAAAATTAATATCGCCTAGTTGGACTTTATTAAGATATTTTTGTCTCCACTCAGAATCTCTAGAAAGATAATCTCCTGCTAATAAGACTGTGCATCTTCTAACATCTTGTGGGACATAAGGCCAACCTTTTTCGCCATAAACTCTATATCTATATCCAGCCTTAAAACTTCCAGAATATTCTGAAGTTACATTAAATGAGCTATCATAAGCAATTATGTTTTGATAATCTTTATTAATAATACGTATAGCACGATATGTTGGAGTTAGCTCTATGTCAAATCCAAATTTATTGACTATTGGATCTGTAGTGTAATCTATTGTTAAGGTGCCATTTTCGTACAATTGGCCTATCTCAAGCATTCTTTCTACAAGTTCTAAAGCATCTGATCCATTTCCAAATATTTCTTGATCTCCCCACCCACGACCAAATGTTTGGCCTGCGTAGGTTTCTATCTGCATACGTGCAATAAACTCCGCTGCTTGAATCTCTTCTTCTGATTTATAGTTAAGATCAGATGGGCGGGTGCCAAAACCATAATATTCTATTATATCTGCTAATGAAGCATACGGAGTATACACCTCATAAAAATCTTCCTGATAAGTTGTTTGTCCATGTGTTGTATAGCTCCATGTGACCTTTATAACACGATTTAGGGAAGTTACAATACCGTTAAGGTCTATTGTATACTTCCCTATTTCTGGATCGTTATATGCCAACGTAGATGGCAATAGCACTCTATCTGGGTAGTCTGCATCAACTATAACAACATGGACATCGCCATCTGCATTACACAGTTCTTTTTTGTAGTATATCTCAAGTTCTGCTGTTGCTGTGGTACCACGTATTATCTGATGCATTTAAGCCCCCTATTTAATTATAAAACTCCTGAGCTTCTCTAGGAGTTGCTGGTCTAAAGCCTGGCTCATGGTCAAAAATCTTTGTAGCGTCGTCTTCTGTCATGGCTACGAATGGATGTTCCTGAGTAAAGGTATATCCGTAAACAGTATAAGATGGATTAGCTTTATCCATTCTTACTAAAATAGTCTTAGCTTTATCAAGCTTAACTTTCTTTTCTTTTACTGGTTGTTCAATTTCTACTTTTTCTGTACCATTAAACTTTGCATACATATCGTATGAAATTCCATTATCTTCAAGTTCTAAAAGAATTGATTGCTTTGTAGCTTTTTCTGGCAATTCTACGCCAAAGGTTTCTGCTACCTTTTTTAATTCTGTAATTTTTAATGTATCAAATGACATATCTTTTCCTCTCATGTCGTATCTATTATACCATCTATTATATAAAGTATAAGGGGGAGGATTTTAAGTCCTCCCCGCTTATTTGCACCTTTAATAGGTTAGATTAGAATGTACCACGTGCACGTGTATCTGCATTAGATACGAGTGATCCGTGTGTTACTGATCCAAGTGAACCGAACTGGGTTCCTGAGACCTTAACATTTTTGACGATAACATGTGCATCGTAGTTCTCGAAAGCGCAGCCAACACGAATGAATAGTGTATATTCAATTGTGTCTTTCTTTGGCTGGAAGAGACGGTAGACAACAACATCACGCTTGATACCAACGATAAAGTTCTGTGGGAATGTCAAGTGGACATCGCCAAAGAGACCTGAAGTTGCATCGTAGCCTGAGTCGCCATATGCCTTACCAGTTGAATCACGAGTTTCGTCCATAAGAGGAACGTTGATTACTGGGATACCGAAAGCAAACGGTGTAGTGGTACCAGGACCACCATCGTTAGCAACTACGTCACCACGGATTACGCCAGAAGCGATATCCCATGGATTCACAGAACCAGCGTTAGCTGTAAGATTATATAGATAATCCTGAACTAAGTTTGATCCTACGAAGAAACGAAGCTGATTGCGACGCTGCTTGTACTTACGTGGCAAGGTCTTAATTGCTGTATTGAAAACAGCTTTGTCGAGTCCCTGTGCGTTACCATCAACAACGTGTGCGTTTGCTAGAGCGTTAGCTCTGAATCCGACAAATGCTGACATAAGTCCGCTGCCTGATCCAGTACCGTTGATAAGAGTATCTTCGATGTCGTTACCTGCCTGTGTTGCCATCAAGCGGGCGATATGATCTTCGAGATCTGGTCCCTCAAGATTGTCTTCAAGAGCCTCTGCTGAGAGCTCCCAATCAAGACGAAGCTTGCGAGTTGTTAGAGAAATCTTAGAAAATGTTGCACCTGCTGTAGTGAACTGATCTCCTGCTGCGTTAACGTAGTCACGAGGGTTCTCTTCTGCTGCAACTGTCATCAGTCTCTGTCCTACAGAAACACGATCAATCTCAGTTGTGTTTGAACGCATGCGAATTGTACGAGCCGCCTTAGCGAGAATCGTAGCATCCCACATGTAATCTAGGAATCTGTTAGCCTGATCTGGGTATAGAAGACCTGTACCTGAATGGGTACGTCCGTCACCTGATAGATCAGAACCTGAAGTTCCAAGGTTTGTTGTGTCAATTACTTTTTGTAAAAGTTCATTGCTCATTTTTTATTTCACCACCTTTGTATTTGTTGATTTTTATAGATTTGCGGAACCGAGGAAGGATCCTTGCCAATCGAACTCCATATTTTTTTGGAGTCTAGTACCCCTTGGCGAGTTTTCGACTTCACCAATGGACTTTTGTACTGCAGTATCACTTTCGTAAGCACCAAAACGCTTTTCTAGCTCTTCAAATCTTTTGAAGAAATCAGAGATGTTATTAGTTAGATCTGTAAGATCCTTCTTCATGCCTTCTACGGCACTCATGTATTCGGCACGTGCTGCCTCTACTGTATCTACTGACTTTTGGATTTTTGCTTCTGTGTCTGCAGAATTCTGTTCTACTGCTTCGCTGAAGAGGTTGCGCATTTCTGTCAACATCTTTGCAAAGGGTTCTGTTGCCTCTGCGCTTGTGACCGACTTCTCTACGGCTTCTTCTGCTGGAGCTTCTGCTGGTGCATCTGCTGCTACTGGAGCTTCCTCTGTAGCTGGTGCATCTGCTGCTGGAGCATCTGCTGGAGTTTCGACATCAGCTGCTGAATTTACAATTGCATCAATTGCCTCTTCTGCTGCTTCTACAATCTGTTCAATTGCATCTGCTACTGCGTCATTATTTGTTTCGTCTGCCATTTTATTACCTCCTTCATTAGCATACTCTGAATCATTTATTGAATCAGACTTCTTAATTGTTTTTTTCTTGAGTTTTCTTCTCAGTCTTTGTTTAGCTTTATTTTGCTCTGGATAAAGATTAATTGTTTCTTTTGAATTTACAGTTCCTGCATCGCCATCTTGTGTTGTAGCGGAGTGATCTGGGCCTGGAGCATCATCTTTTTTAAAATAAGAATCAACAACTTTGCTAATTGCCAATCCCTTTTCAGTTTCTGAAGATTCTATCCAACCAACGTTATCCATTCCTGTACCGCAGATAACGCAATCTTTTGAAGATGCAATTGTTGAAGATGCGATCTGATCTTTCTTGCACCAATAAACATTTTCAATTTTAGTATCTGCTGCCATACCCTTCATAAATGAAGAACCATCAACATTCTTCTGAATAGAAAAAATGCTAGCAAGTGGGTTTGCTGGGGAATCAACTAATGAAAGTTCCATAAGATCGTATTCTTTAATAACACGATTTTCTTCTTTATCTCCTGGCTCAAATGAAGACTGAACAATATTGCCACCGATTGAGAATCCAGTCATAGTTCCGTCAAGAACTTTTTCCCAAGTGTCCTGTGCTCCCTTAGAAACATAGGCCTGTACATAAATACCTTTATAAGTTTTTCCAGACTCTTTGTCAAGATAATCTTCTGGATGGAATGATAGAACTTTACCTACAGCAATTGGGGCATGCATCTCACGGAGGTTTCCTCTAAAACGTGCAAATGCTTTTTCTGATGCTTCTGCTGTTACAATGTCGCCATGGCGATCAATATTATCTAATGTTGCAAATCCAGAGACAGTTCTTTTTTCCTTATCTACCTTGGTGATAGGGAAGGACATATTGACTGTAGATTGGCTATTATTCCATTGTACTTTTTGAATGTTCATTCTAAGTTAAATAATATCAGTGTGTAGTATAAAGGCAAAATAATTCTAGTGTATTATTTTACTTTTCTGCCTTCGCCTTTTCTGGCTCTACCGCTGACCGCCTCTTCTGGGGCTGCATTTCTGGTCTTATCTCTTGCTCTTGAATCCATAGTTTGAGCTTGGATTTCTGCAGCTTTGGCTGCTGGATCAAATACTTCATCGCCAGAATCAATTGGATTCATACCCAATCTCATTCTAACTTCATTTGGCTTCAATACCTGAGTTGTAAGGTAGATTTGATCAATTTGAGCTTGTGCCAATTCATCAGTAAGAGTAAGTTCTTCAAACTTGAATTTAAACATATCAGTAAATTCTTTAATAATTTTATTAATTTGAATTTCTAATGCATCCTGTGCTGGTCTTGTGACCTGCTCTTTAAATATCTTATCGTCTAATGGGCTAGGGGTTCCATTACCTATTTTAGATAATGGAGTTCTATGGGAAATAAGAATACGATCTCTATTTTCTATGGCATAATTGCTGAAGGATGAATCTTGTATTCCCGCCTCAATTGGCTCCATATTAAATTCTACACGGGCTGCATCGTTATCTGCTGGAAGAGGAATATAAAGGGTTCTGTGATTTCTGCCTTTAAGACCTATCTGGAAAAACTCTAAAAGCTTTCTTTCGGAATCAGCATTAAGACGTGCACCCTTGGTTGTAATGATATATCGTGGTACAGCTTTATTTTCAAAATAATCTAAATTATAACGGGAAGCAAACTCATCACCAGCAACTGCATTTTTAGCAGACAAAATATCTGGAACGCCATAATAGGTATTTGTTGGTGTGTACTTCTTAAAATGAATAACTTCGTTAGGACGTGGATCTGTGCCTATTTGGTCCTGTGTGGTCGTGTCGCCAAAGTTTCTGAAATAGGTATAGCGGTTGTATACTACCTGCACGAAACCGTCTCTATGACGTCTTATACGCATTGTAATGGCAGGTATATGGCCTACGTAACCAATCTCTCCAGCAGATGTTCTACCTACTTCAAGATAGCCATTTCCAGTTGTTTCTAGGTCTTTGTAAACCTTGCGCAGGACCTCTTCAAATGAATCATCTGAGTTTAGGCTTTCAACCTTATCCCTCATCATTACTCTGGCACGAGAAACTTTTCTTCTAACTTTTTCTAGTGCTGGTTCATTTTCTGAAGCATCTTCTAGCTTGTCTAAAACTTTTTGGGTCTCTACAAATTTATATCCAAGGCCAACTGTATTTGCAACCTTAGCATCAATTGCTGCGTGGTGATAAGGGGAAACATCATAAAGCTGAGCAAGGTACATAACGTTATAAGGTGGTTGTACGATCTGGAATAATGAATATCCAGTTAAATCTAGCGGATCAAGCTTTTTTGATTTAGCGTCATCTAAACCAGTATAAGATTTATTTAATTTACGAGAAGCGTTTCGTCTAAAGTTTGGGTTAAGGTTTTCAATTTTTAAAAGGTCTTCAGCCTTTGCCAAAAACGGGTCATCAAAATCTGTCTCCTGCAATTCACGTGGAGAAGTGCCTAAAGCTGCTCCTTCAATTTCAAGAGAATAACCTTTAGCAAAATCATCGTTATCATCTACTACTGTAGCTCTGTGTTCCATTTAAATAATCCCCATTTTTTTCTTTTGCTCTAAATCTTCTTTTAGAGCTGGGATGTCCCATTCGTCTGCAACTAATCCCCAGTCCATTCTCTGCTTCTGATTATCGTACTCTTCGGCAGAAACTGGGCGGTGTCCAGAGAACCATACTGGTTCCCCATCCTCAACGCCATAAGACTTGGCAAAGTTTCTAAGTTCTGTAATCTTTTTTACATCACCCTTAATTGCATAAATACACATAAAATTACCATCTTCATCAGATACTAATTTGCCATCTGGCATCTGCCAGAGGTAGGTTCCATAATTAACTTCTTCAACAGGTGTAATTTTCATATGAGTCTATTTTACCACTTTCTTTATCTGTAGCGAATATTGTGTACTTAAATTAACCAACAATGGGAAACATTTGAGTACATCTGTCGCAATAATTATATGTTTTACCAGTAAATGGACATGAGCCAGCCATTTTTAAGGTATGACCTTTAATCCCACACATCATTTTTTTTAGTATTAACAGCATCTTTTATCCTCTTCCACTTTCCATATAAGTTGGGCTTGGCTGAACCCATATATTCTTGACCCGTTTCAAGATCAATTAAAAGCCATTTTTCTGGACATTTTGTGTGTATAGTTAAATCAACAGCCTCATTAAATTCCTGAACTTCATTTCCAGTTATTAGTTTTCTAACCATTTATTAAATAAACTTTCCATTATAAATATGACTTATTTCAATATGATTTATATTAACTGTTTTTGGCATAGATGCTACCCATCTTATTGCCTCTGCCATATCTTCAGCAGATATCGCATTATCTTTTTTTTCTATTCCTGTATCTATAGAACCAGGGCAGATCTCACTTATCTTAATCCCATATTCTGGAAATTCCATACGCATTGTATCTATCAAAGCCATCTGACCACGCTTTGCGTTTGAATAATTCCCGCCACCTCTAAAAGGTATTTTGCCACACAATGATGTAATAAAAATAATTGTTGCGGAGTCAGACTTTTTCATGCACGGAACAAATAGTTGAGATAAGTACATTGGACCAGATACATTTATATCGTAAGCCATTCTAAAATTTTCCATAGTTTCATTAATAATAAAAGTGGGACCAGCTCCGCCTCCAGCATTATTAACTAAAAGATCCAAAGAAATATCTTTATACTTATTAAAGAACTCTTTTATTTGATTGGCATTTGTTATATCTACTTGATTAATTTCAACATTATCAGATTGCAACTCTTTCATCGCTTCTAAATTTCTAGATAATGCAATAACCTTATAATTATTTTGCTCTAACAATTTGACTGTGGCTTTTCCTACACCTCTACTTGCTCCAGTTACTATAGCTGTTTTCAATGTATACTACATACCTTTATGGAATTCCATATTGTTATGAATCCAATGTCCTGGTACCATATATTTAAAACCAGTTTTTACGGTATGAGCAGTGTGAAAATATGGAGCAGAAGATGGAAAAATAATAACACTATTTGCTTTTGGTTTTATCCCAACATCAAATGTTTTATTTTTTAATGCTTCTTCGTAATCCATTGGGGTTGAGGGTTTCTGATTTACTCCATCATAATCCACAATACTAAAAGAAATTTCTCCGCCTTCGCAGTCATCATTTAAATACATAACTAAAGAATATCTTAAAGTCTGATCTCCATCTAATTGATCAAAATGAGAACCCATTGATATCCCGCTATAGTATTTTTTTATATTAAATGTTGGGAATAGTCTAGGTTCATCATAATCACCTAAAGATTCAGCATAATCTTTAGAAACATTATAAAAAGCATCTACAACAGAATTATAAATATACAACATTTTTTCTTTTAAAGGATCTTGCAAGCTGTTAATCATGTTAATATCAAAAGTTTTTGTTTCACCATAAATAAAGTTTTTATCATTTGATGCGGTCCATGGGTACCAAAGATTAATTTCTCCAGTAGACCCAATATCATTTAAACCAAATAATGTTTTATTGAAGTTTTCAAAATCTGGAATAACATCTTCATAATAGTAAATCTTTTCTTCTAAAATATTTTTATTCACTGTCTAACTCCTCTATTTTATATCTATTGCCATCTTTATCTAACTTATAACCTTCTTTTAATAAATCTTGCCATTCTTTCTTTTCTTCTGCTTGAAAATCTCGAATCTTTTTCATCTCTTCCGCCCAAACATCTCTAATTTCTTGAGGATAGGCATCTTCTTCTCTATCATCCCAAAAAGAACCAAGTGTATATCTCGTTCCCTTTTCTATTAAAGTTACTTCATGCATGTTTTCGAAACCACCCGCAAATACGGCAAGCATTCCTACTTTTGGCTTCAAGCTAATATCATGAGAGGGGAATTGAAGGAGTCCTCCTTGAAAATCATCATTTAAATATAAGAAGCCAGCATATCTACTTCTTTCAAATGGACCAGTATTTCCATGTTCATCTGTATTGTCAGAATGAAGTCTTGCATACGCTCCTGGTTCCCACTTTTGAGTATGGTAGCCAATTTGAACAATCTGTTCTGGCTTTAAATCATGAACAGATGCAATACCTTCAATAATTCCTCTTTTAATATCAGAAAAAATAGATGGCTCCAAATTAAATTTTGCCAATTCTGAATCTCCATCTTGTGGAAGTACGGAAGAATAGGATTCATAAAAAGATATTGGGGTCCAAGATAATTTTTCAGCACTGGCTTGCTCTTCTAAAACATTAATTAAAGAATCACATTGATCTTTTGTTAAAAAATTTTCATAGATAACAATATCCTTTGTTAGTCTATTTTTTTCATTTAAATTCATTTGCTATCACTTTCTTTTAAATTATTTATTACGTTTCCTTGTCTATCATATTTGTAATAATCTATTACTTTTATAAAACCAACTATAACGTATCTTATTGGGCCCTCTCCTACTGGACGAACTCCATGATGAAATTCTTCATCCCCTGGAAATAATAATAATGACCCAGGTTCTGGTTTCAATTCTAAATCTTTATTTTTAAAAAACAGTTTTCCTTCATTATAATTATTATTTAAATAAATAATTGCAGCATACTTTATTGATGGGTCCGTGTCTTGATCAGTATGACATTTTAACTCTACACCCTCTTGCATTCTTTGTATGCTACCAAAACCATTAAGAGTTATACTTTCATCTATTTTATATATATAATCATTCAATCTTTTTGTTATATCTGTAGTTACTGAATGTTTAGAAATATTTAAATTCTTATCTTCCCAATTTTGAGTTATTTCAAATAAACCTTCTGCAACTAAATTTTCTACATCATCTCTTCCAAACTTTTCCAAACAAAATGGTTTTAAATTTGACATATATTCAATAAGCCAATCTTTTTCTGGAGTCGAATTAATAAGATCATTAAAATAATCAATTTCAGAATCAAGTAAATAATTCTTTACAACAAGAACATTATCTACTGGCGACTCTACATTAAAATTATTTTTTAATAATTGTTCTTTTAATATATTCAACATTATGGCTGTCTATCTCCTGTATGCTCTGTTATAGTCCAAAAAAATGGACAGGTATATCTAATCCCGCTTTTTATTTCTGTCACGCCATGTATAAAATTTTTATCTCCTGGGAAAAAGTAAGCTGCACCTCTTTTTGGTTTAAATTTAATTCCTTGGTTAGGAAAATAAAGTTCTCCACCTTCATAATCATCATTTAAATAAAACAAGCTTGCAAGATCATACCAAGGAAAATCATTTGGCTTTCCTGCATCTGGGCCATCGTGCAATTCTTTATCAGCATGAGGATTTTGCAACTGCCCTGGAAGCCAGCGAACAATAGTTTGTCCTGTTGGCTGAGCTTTAACATTATAAAAATTTTCTATTACTGGCTGTAGTTTTTGAAACAAGCCTACAATTACAGGAACAATATTTTCATCATTTTTATTTAATGAAGGGGCACTTGCTACTCGATCTTTCCAGTAACTAGAATCATAAATTACTGTGCCATTTTCATTAACATGATCTTCTGTAATGTCCCAAATGCTAATATTTCTTGCTGCATTATCTAGAAAATCTATTTCTTCTTCTGTCATAAAATTTTCTAATTCTACAATCATTGCCTTATCATCACCAAAAAATCCCGAAGGAGTTATTGATACTGGGGCGTTAAAATGAATATTTTTATTTGTAATTTCCATGCTACTATTATACCACCTGACTAGATGTAGTAAAATCATTGATTTTCATTGTTAAAGACTTTACTTCATGTTTTCCTATTGAATTTCCTTTGTGATCTACAGCATCTCTATAGAAATTAGTAAATCCGCCCTTGGCAGTCAATTCTGCCCAAGCTTCGCCTCTTTCTTCTCTAAACTTATGGTAATTTTCTTCAAACACTTTATCATAAACATCTAATTCAATTTCCGATAAACGTTTTAAAGAAATAGGAATAAAAGTAGCAATCGGCGTTCCAGCTTTTATTAAAAATTTATGATTGGGCTTTGTTATTCTCCAAGCAATCGGGTAAGGTTCGTCCAAAAAAGAAGTTGATATTACGGAGGTATACGGAACTAAACCATCTATAAACAAATTTGCAGGGGGTATACATAAAACAGACATATCTTCATCAGTTTTAAACTGTATTCCACTATGAAAGGTTATTGTTGCATTTGCCCTATTTGTATCAGTTAATCCTCCACTTTGCAATATCGTTACATGATCTGGAGTTGTATCTGTTATACCATCCCAAACAAACTCGATATCTTTTGTAAAAGATATTGTCCATCCCACCTGGTTTGCTAAGCTTAAAGGAAAACACTTGTAAACATGCTTTCCAGCAGTTTCATCCATCCAATCTCTTTGAACTTTTGATTGCTCTATTACTACTGGATGGTTTGGCGTTTTGTAAGCTAAAATTTTAGTCATTGTCTGGTATATACATTTCTGGTGTATGGAATTTTTTATTATAATCTAACATAGTAACAATTGAATATTTTGTTCCAGATGTTACTGGCATAGCTCTATGTGGATACATATAGTTTGAAGGGAATATATATAGATCTCCAGCTTTAGGTTTTATGTTTAATTCTTGCAATCTAAAGTACAATTCTCCGCCTTCGTAGTCATCGTTGACATATGCAACAAGAGATACTGTACAATTATAAGAAAACCCATGATCATGATGTTCTTGGAAATGCTGACCTGGACCATATTTAATAAAATTAAATGCTTCCCAATATTTTAATTCCATAATATTAAACATACTTCTATAATCTTCTACTGCTGCAAACTGAGCATCGTAAACATCTTGCCATACATCTTGCAAGCGTAATGAATCTTCTGTTGTATCTGCCTGTATATCTGTTTTCTTAAATTTAAAATCATAGCAGTCACGATATTCTGGCATCAATTGTTGATAACCTACATATGCTGGATACCAATGATATCTTTTACCATCATCAGATATCTGACCATAAGGTGCTGCTTTGCCCAATATATTTTCTAATTTATTAATAACATCAAATTCTGGCTTAATAACGTTTCTATAACAAACAATACCATTGCCTAGCATTTCTTTTTCAGTCCAAGTTTGCATTTTATTCCTAACTATACTCTCTTTTAGTCCAGACTTTTTTTCTGTAAATCCCGCCATCTGGTTTGCGGTACATTTTCATATTATCCATCATTTTATCATAAATAGTATTTGTTGACAGTATTTCTATTTCACTTTGCCAGTTTTCTCTCTTAAATGGAAGAATTTGCATATAAGGAGTTCCCGCTGGAATAGTGCCTTCCCAGTCATCTATTATAAAAAATGGAAAGGTTCCAGATAAATGAACTTTATCATTATCTACAATACCAGTTGTATTTAAAAATGGTAAATCAAATCTGTTCATCGGTGTCATGTATAAACAACTATAACCTTCTGGAACTTCCAATCCCCAATCTGGTTGCCAAGCAAAATGATCTTTATAATAACCCTTGGGGTGTTCAAATTGTGGCATGGGTGGCCTTGCTGTACAAAAATCTTTATACTGATTATCTTCTATCTTTACATCAATTTTATTTTGACTGTTTTTAAAAAATGTTATATCGCAAGGAGTTTTTAAAACATATCCAGTTGTAAAAGCATCTAAAATAGCTGGACAAGCTTTCCACGTTGGTATCATCCCATAATCATCTGTAGTTCCTTCTTTGGGAAAAGGGCAAACTGTTTTTGGAGCTTTATAATATTCTCCATTATAAGGATTTTTTGCAAACCTATCTGCCTCTTTATACCAATCTGGTATTGCTCCCTGAGTTGAACTAGGGGTCGAGATGCTGTCTTCTTTAAGCCAAGGTCTAAAAGACTTAAACTTAATAATTTTATTTTTTAATTCCATTGGTTAATGGCTTAATGTATTTATATCGGTCATGATGACAACACAATACTTTGTTCCAGACACAATAGGTAACGAAGCATGCTCATAAATATAATTTGACGGGAAGATTGCTATGTCTCCTACTTTTGGAGTATGTACAAAATTATCTAGTCTTGGAAACTTGATCTCCCCGCCTTCATAATCATCATTAATGTAAATAACTGCAGAGACAGTGCAGTTATAAGCTGGGCCATGATCAGCATGAATATTAAAATGAGTACCCTCACCTTCATACTTTACAAAATTAAAAGCTTCATAATATACAACATTAATTCCCCAATAATGAGCATAATCATCTATACAAAGTTTTAATTTTTGATAAATTTCTTCATGCAAATCAATTAATTCAGAATTGAATTCATCTCTTGGGCCAAGGTTTTCTTGTTTATATTTAAAATCTACGCAATCTCTTGCTTTTTTAATAGGCATATCTGAATTTGTTACTTTAGCCTCTGACCATTTATATTTTTTATTAGTTGATAAATTTGATTCAAGCGTATCAATATATCTTTTTGAATCTTCTAAAGAAAAAGTATTACGATAAATATTTAATCCTAAACCTGGATTTATTACTAAAATATTGTTTTGTAAAGTTCTTGCTACTCTATTTGAAGATGTTTCTGATCTATCTTTAGTAAACCAAGTGTTTTCATTTTCATCGTAAATGTTCATTAACATTCCTATCTATTATAATTATATTATATCATATATTAATAATTAATCGTTGGTGGCTTTATGCTTACTTTAAGTGGAGAATCTAAAAATTTTTCATTGTTTGGCCCTATGCCATTTTTATAAAACCGTGGAAAATTGTATAAACCATTTTTTTTAAAATGACTATCTCTTTTTTTTATATACGTATCTGCATCTTTTTTTATTTTATCTGATACTGGTTGAATTGTAACTGCTGTAGACTCTATTAGTCTTTTTGGATATATATAAATAAATGCGATTGGCATTCCTTTGGGGAATACTATTTCTTTATCTTTTGTATTTATCTTCCAACCAACAGACAATTCTTGATAATTATAAAAATCAGATCTTATTAAAGTTGTTAACGCAGTAGCATCTGGAAATATAAAATTTGGTTGGCCTGTTATTATTATATAATGATTATTATCAGTTTTAGCAAAAACATTAAGAAGAAATGTTACAGAGCCAACGCCAGGTGATTCTGAAATTAATTCAAAATCATTATATGTTTTACCAGAAATTACTTTTACATGATTCAGATTTTCACCATCCAAACCTTCTGACTTTCCATCCCATTTAATAATTACATCTTGAGGTAGTTCAATTACCCATCCATGAGCATTTGCATTGACCATTGGGGAGCAAAGATAAGCTACTTTCTTATAGGTTTTATCCATCCAAGATCTAATAACTCCAGATTGTTTTATATTAGGATAATCTATATTTAAATTATTTTTATAAAATTTTATATAAGGTTTAGAAAACACTATTCAGATTTGCCCCATTTTTTTAAAGGACATTCTGCATCTGCAAGGTGAACTTTTGCTGGCATAAAACAACCGCACTCTAAGCACTGCTTTGTAAGCGAAACAAATCTTGGACAGGCTTTGCAAATTTCTAATCTATTTTTTGGAACTTCTTCGTCATCTACAATTTTATTTGGATTTAAAAGGTGCCAAGGACGTGAGTCCCCAAGATTATTTTTCCAATCATTCCATTTTGACATAAGTAAACTTTCTATTATTCTGTTGGAGGAGTTAGTGTTGAACCATCCCAGACATAGCCAACTCCAAAAGGCTTTATATCTGTTAAGTCTAACAATATAACTTTATTTGAAGTGGCTGCATCCCACATTTCAATATTTAAATGTTCTATGCTTCTGCCAAAAACTTTATTATTAGAAATTAATGCAAAAAATAAAGAACCTGACTCATAAACCCATGGATCTAATGTATCTAAACCTTTAAGCATTTCAGAATTATCTTGAACGGCTGGCAGTATAAACTTATTTCCATCCCAAACTGATCCAAATGTAATTTTATTATTTTTTACATAATCTGTAACATTTAAAACAATTGCTTTACCATCTGATGTACCAATTTTCCATCTTTTGGCTATATCTGAATCTGATTCAAATACAGAAATATAAAAAACTTCAAATAAATTAGAACCTTCTTCTATTTCTGTAGCAAAAGCGTATTTGTTAAATTGCATTTTTTCTCCTTTTATTTAATACTATTTATATTTAATATAAAGGGTATATATTTATTATACCCTTTATATTAATTAACATCAAGCTTGGCATGACCCACAAGTGCAATACGATCCACCAGTGCATGCGGGTCTACATGCTACCGCTGCACAGAAACTTGGGAAGAATGGTGGGAAGAATGGGAAGTATGGTGGAGCAAAGTATGGTGGGAAGAATGGTGGGAAGAATGGGAAGTATGGGAAGTATGGCGGGAAGAATGGGAAAGAAGGTGGGAAGAATGGGAAGTATGGGAAGTATGGCGGGAAGAATGGGAAAGAAGGTGGGAAGAATGGTGGAAAGAATGGTGGGAAGAACGGGAAGAATGGTGGAAAGAATGGTGGGAAGAATGGTGGTGTAACAGTAACTGCAGCGGTACCTGCTGCAGATTTTGTTGTTACTGAGTTGGCATTCAATGCATAAACTGAAAACGTTATAGTACTTCCGTCTGGTTCTGCATGTGAAAATGGAGAAGTTACATTTGGATAAGTACTTCCATCTGGAGCAGAAGCAATTATTGTATATGATGTTATTGCTTTGCCTCCATTGCTGGTTGGAGCGGACCAAGTTATTTGATCTGTTAATACTGATGGAGAAGTTCCAGTAACGGAAGTCGGTGCTGATGGATTTGTAGTAATTGTAACTGAACTAGAAGTTGTGCTAGGAGAGCTTCCTGCTGCATTGGTGGCAACTACAGTAAATGTATAAGATGTTGCTGAAGCTAACCCTTGAAATGTATAAGAAGTAGTTGCTGTTCCAGTTATCACAGTATATGTTGCTGGTGTAGTAGTAATTGTATAGGATGTAGCCGCAGATGAAGTAGAAGGAAGTGTCCAAGCAATAGATGCAGATCCACCTGTTCCCGCTGCTGAAGCAGCTGATGTAGTGTTAGCAGTAGCCAGATATGGTCTGTCTGTGCCTACATCCGTGGCGGTTAAACCAGTAACCGCCTGTGGGTTTAGAAAATCATTTGCTGATTCCGAGAATCTACCTGCTTGTTTTGACATTTTTCAGTCTCCTATTCTTTATGCTGACAAGTCTCCGAAGACTAACCATGTATTTGTTGCTACCTTCATTGCTGTTGCAACTGATCCAACCGCTCTAAACTTAAGTCCTGGGGTATTTATAATTGTTACACCAGTTCCTGCAGCAAATGCTGCTCCAGTTCCATTTGCATAGAAATCAATAGAAGTTCCAACTGGATAAGTAGCTGCAGAATCTTGCTGTAAGGTTACAGTAACGCTTGCTCCAACCTTGAACATATAATCTTTATAACCAGATGCCAAGTTTACAGTTCCAGTAGCAAAAACGTTATTGTCTATTGGGGTAACCGATGGAACACCAGCAGTTGTTTGAACTGTAGAATCTGAGAATGTAGCTCCAGATGAAGATAAAGTAATTGTTCCAGTTACAGTAGGGGTTCCAAGTGATGGAGATGTCAAAGTCTTATTTGTAAGAGTTTGAGTTCCAGTCAAAGTTGCAACTACTGTTGTATCAATAGCATGTGTTATAGCACCAGATCCGTTATAAGATGCTCCAGTCAAGCCTGTGCCAGTGGTCAAGGCTGCTAAGTTTGATCCGAGTGCCACACCAGATATTGTTGAATTTGTCAAGCTTGAGTTAGCAATATTTGACAATGTATTTGATGAACCAGATATTGTCTTATTAGTCAAAGTCTGAGTATCTGTCAAACCAACAATTGCTGATGCTGGAATTGTTTGTCCACCAACCGCTGTAGCGGAAAGGACAGTAGTTCCATTAATCTTATATGTCTTACCTGAAGCAAGATCAATATTTTCAGAGAATGTAACAGCACCTGTTGATGAATACCATTTAATTGTCTTATCTGTAGCACCCTTAATTGTAATTCCCGCACCATTTGCAGTTACATCTGTTGGCGATGCTGCATTAGAGATAACAAGAACCTGCTCTGTTGTATTAAGAGTAGTTGAGTTAATTGTGGTAGTTGTACCATTAACTGTCAAGTTACCGCCAACTGTTACGTCACCAGTTGTTGTTACCGCTGCTGCAGACACTGTACCAGTTAAGGTAGGAGATGCTGCAAGTACTACTGAACCAGTACCTGTAACTGCTGATACTTGAGTACCATTAATTTTAAGAACGTTACCAGTTCCTGCAGTATCTAATGTCTTATTTGTAAGGGTATCTGTTGTAGCCTTACCAACAAGGGTATCTGTTGCTGCTGGGAGTGTTAATGTATTTGATCCAGCAACTGCGGATGCCTGAAGAACAATTGTTCCAGATGTAGAACCGTTATGTGTAATTCCACCTGTAGCAACTGCTGAAGATAATGTTTT